GGCGGGTGTCGCCGACGCGAGGTCTACAATCCACTTCGGTGTGCGATTCGAGAACTCGAAGAAGAAACACGCGGGCTCATAAACTTAAAAAGGGGGTCCTACTCCTATTTTAAGTTTACGACAAACACACCAGAACCACGGGACGTGGAAGATGGCGTCGAAGTCCTGAATCATTACCACGTCTATGTATTCAATTTACCCATGACGTCTACAGAGCACCGCCATATTATCAAGAGGTTTATCGAGGAGAAAAAGAAAATGGAAGGGTCCGAGGTTCCTTTCCGCAAAAATTACGATGAAAATGACGAGTGTCGGTTCGAAACCCTTGGAAGCATAGCCCAGTGTCCGAACTTGTGGCCTATGATACGTCAGCACGTCCTTGGGAACCCAGAGTTTACCCAGGCGATAGAGACGACACATTGGACCCCTTTCAACTTGAGGGAGTAACGAGTCCAGTCCCGAAGGGACTGTCCGCGTCCTCAACACTGTTTTAATTTCGTTCTAAAATTCAGATGACCCGCTCAAAGACTGAGTTGGCGATCATCCTTGTCAAGCTTCAGGGTGAGATTACAGACCCAAAGAAGATTGAGAAGGAGGCGGCAAAGCTTGCAAATGAAATGTCCCTTATGAAATTGTGTTATGAAATTCAAAAGGTGGAGGAGGAGCGGGAGTCGCAGACTCTTTCGGGGGAAAAGACTCCGGCCGCTCCCGAGTCTCAGACTCTCTCGACCCCAGAGACGCAGGTGACGGAGACCTCCAAGGAGGCCGAGCCAGTCGTCGAACTCACGAAAAAGGAAGAGGCTATTGTCGAGGAACTCAAGGCACCAGAACAAGCAACTCCAAAACAAAAACACAAACACATTTTATCATGGCTGTTGGACTCTTCGAGTGATGACGAGGCGGCGGCTTAGAGACGTAAACGTCTCTAAGACTAAGATGTCCATAGAACGCTGGCGCGTACCCCAAGGACCGGGAACTCATGTTCTCATGTCAGGTGGAATTTTGTGCGTACCCTCGGAAGAAACCCAAGACTTTTACCGAGAGTACATCCAAGCTATCAATTTAGGAACAAAATTGTACGTCGTCGAACAAAAGACGGACATTTTCAAGTTTTTCGTAGACTTGGACTATAAGGCTCCTGAGAAGTTGTCAGATGAGGACCTTGTTCAATTTTGTTCTATAATTCACAAGGCTCTTGAAACCCCAAGTCCTTGCCTTATCGCTCGGGCCAGACCACGATCTATAGGTGAAGGTCTCATAAAGTCTGGTGTTCACATACACTGGCCAAACCTGACCGTGTCTCGGACCCAAGCCATGAATTTAAGAACGAAAATAGTCACGAGTCTGGCGTCCGACTTCCCCTTTGATTGGGACAAGGTTATAGACGCGTCAGTCTATGGTGGATCTGGGCTTCGAATGTTGTGGTCACACAAGAAACCGACGGGCGATCCTTACGTCCCTTGGAGGTCCCTCGATGGTCGTGAGTTTTCCAAGGTTCCAGATGTGGAGACGGTGGCTCTTTTTGCAATCAGAACAGAGGAGGAGGTGCCGCACCCAGAGGTCTTGGGAAACACAGGGCAGCTCGAAGACTTTGTCCAAAAGTACATGGAGGGTCAAAGTCGATCTCATATCAAAAAGGTTCAGCGAGGAGAACACAACGGGTGGTATGCTCAGACCGACTCCAAATATTGTGAAAGAATTCACAAGGAACACAAGTCGAACCATATATGGTTTCACATCGGGTCCAAGCGTATTTCTCAACGGTGTTTCGATGAGGAATGTGCCGAGTTCAAAGGGACTGAACATATTCTTCCGCCTTCTATAGTAGAGAAGCTTGAAGATGTTGCTATTGTGGGTAGTCCTTCTTCTAGCTTTCTTATGGATATTTTTCCCAATGGGGTCTCAGTCTCGGTTCAAAAAGTACGAAATGATGGTCCACCCGTATTCGGGTCTGGACCCAACGAGTTGGCAACGATTTCTGGACAATCTTCACACGTTCGAACAGTTGGCTTCGAGTCGGGTCGATGATGCGTCAGAGGCTCTGTATGCCGCGACGGAAAACATCAAAGACTTGGGTCTCGGACTCAGACGAGCAGACGATTCTGAGATTCAGGAAAAGCTCGCAGAGATGGCGTTTCAGTTGGGGTACGAAGGTGAAGTTATTTTGAATCAAAATGCAATTTCTCAGGGCGTTTATTTCTTCCCACGTTACTTAAACGAAACGCTCATGGAATATCCAGAATATGCCGACACGCGCGACCCGGGACCCGTCAAGAGCCACGGGCAATGAGATCAACTCCGCAGGAGTTGGGATCGCGCCAGCTGCCCCAAACCTTGGTACCCTCGCTGAAGCTGCTGTCACCGTTGAGGGGGACAGTCCCTGCGGAGGAGCTGTCCGTACCCGCTCAGGTCGCGTTTCCAAGCCCCCTGTCCGTTACGAGCCTGTTGAGCAGGTCGAGGATGACTACGCCCCAGAGGACTACGACACGGACGAGCCGGACGAGTCCTCCGAGGACATCGAGACTGATGAAGATGAGGAGGATGATGAGTCTGATGCAGATGAGGATGGAAATTTAGATGGATTTGTTGTACCAGATAAAAGTGAGAGTAGTGAGTCGGAGAGTGATGGAGAACCTGCCGTTCCTGTCGCAAAGCGCCGAGCCGTCGTCAAGAAGCGTCCCACCGCCCCTCGAGCCTGAACCCCGTCCTCGGGCTTGGACTCCTCAGCCAGATTTTGACGACCAGCCTCCACCGAGACGTTTTGTTCCCGCGTTCGATCCACCGCGTCAACAGAACGTCTTTGATTCACTCAAAGAAAATCACATTGCTCTTATTTTGATTGGTATTGTTATTGGTGTACTTATTATGAATATGCGCCCCATCATCGTAAACCCCATGAAGAACTAACTCGTTCCATCTATAGAATACAAAGGTGCACGCGGCGTCGCGTCATCGTTTCCGACAAAATCACCTATAGGACCTGTACGGTTCGCGTATACATCCTCCTGTAATATCCCCACCCAGGGATTTACACGAGTTTGATCTGCTGGCTCCATCTGACGAAACACTTCAAATTGGGTCCCACCAGTTCCGTTATCTGTTGGTGGAGGCTGTGAGTTTACTGAAGCCCTAATTCGAAAAATGAGGAGATACAGTACGAAAGAAACGGCAATCACGGCGGCTATAGGCGCCACGTATCCTCTTCGTAAAAGATAAAGACTTGTGAAGAGAGTCATGGCCCCAGCAGTTGCCACGAGGGCAAATTGCCACGTGGGAAGTGTTGTGAAAAGGTCCATCTGTTATTTATCTAGGTTTTTTACGCCGAGGGCTGGTCTGGAACATCATCGTCCGGGGCTCCAGTCGCCGGCTGGTCAGACTCCTCTGCAATAGAGTCGATCTGAACGGCGGGCATCTTGCGCTCCTCCATAATCTTCGCCACCTTCTCATCCGCCATCTTGACAATCTCAGTCATATCCTTGTCCGGAAACTCCTTCTTCAGATCCTCGATAAACTCGGACGGGTGAGGGATTGGTGGAACGTCTGGCTTGGTATAAAACTTGGAGTTTTCATCGGCTGGGTCGATGTACGGGTAAGGGCCGGGAATGGGCTTGGCCATCATGTCGCGCTTGCGCTTCTCGAACATTGCAGCGGCTTGGCTCTGGTTCGCGCGGTACTTGGTCATAATCTCCTCGAGCTTCTCATTCTGATAATGCACATCCTCAATTTGTTCGCGGTCGGGAGGAACGAGGAGCCACTTGTACATGTCCACGACGTAAATGTCCACGAGGGCATCCTCCTTCTGAAGACGCTTGGCGTGGGAAGCCGCCTCGTCGCGAGTTGAGAAGCACCCGCGAATCTTGAGACCGAGCTTCTCGTTCCTCTGAGGCTGGTCGGGACCGACGAATGAAATGCACGCAAACAGCTGTCCGGGAACCGTCAAGTAGTCTTGCTCGAGAGTACCCATATAAAAGGAACGAGCGCTTATTTTTTAAGCTAAATGGCGCATTCAAATGAACACATGAGAAAGATGCACAACGATGCAAAGCGTCAGTTGATTCAACGGTGGGTCCTCCCTGGGACCAAGGTGCTCGACTGTGGATGTGGCCGTGGTGGTGATTGGCACAAGTGGAAGGCGGCTCGGGTTCACGTCTTTGCCATTGACCCAGACGCCGAGTCTCTGCGCGAGGCGGAACAGAGGGCCCATGACATGCAATTTGGCGTATGGTTCCTTGGAGTCGGAAGCGTTATTCAGGCGGCTTTTGCCGGTCCGTACGACGTCATTTGTTACAACTTTTCGCTTCAGTACATTTTTGAAGACCCCGTGACGTACAGAACGTCCCTCAAGGCGATTGCGTGTTCCCTGAACCCGAACGGTCTGCTCATGGGCGTCGTGCCCGAAAAGGCGAGGGCCGAGGCGCTTGTGGACCAGTACGGACACTACAAGGACCCTCTGGGAAACGAGTTTGCTTTGCTTCAGGGCGGACGCCGCTTGAATGTCAGTTTGGTTGACGGGCCGTTCTATGCAGATGGGGGGCGTGAAGAGCCCGTACTGGACGCCACTGTACTTGTTCAGGACCTTACAGCCCTCGGTCTCGACTTGGTCATATGGGAACCCATGCTTCCCGAGCCGACGGGACTCATATCAGATTTGTATTCAAAATTTGTCTTTCGTAAGAGTAGGTAAAGATGGTCTGGCCGATCGTCGCGGGTATTTTGTTCGTGATGCTACTTTTGGTGTTTTGGTCCCATCAGGAACCTCCCATGTTGTCTGAACTCAAACGAAGATACTGGGCCACTCTGGACATGTTGCGTCAGTCGGGCGACCCCATGTGGAAAGGCGTCCTGAAGCCTTCGATCCTCACGGGAATGAGCGGCTGGAACAAGTCCAAAGGGCCTATAGGTTCAAACGTGAACAAGGGGTACGAAATTTACATCTGTCTGGATGGAGACGATGTAAATTCGGCAATGTATGTACTATTCACGAGTTGGCGCACATGTCTGTGCCCGAGTACGATCACACGACGCATTTTTGGACAAATTTCGAG